AAAAGTAGCGTCTGAAATAAAATGAGAAAGATATCCTGTTCAGCAAGAAAACAATGGGATGTTCATATCAAAGCATTTTTAGATAAACACATACAACACGCAGAAGAATATTCTAATTTTACTTTTAGTTATGAAGATATAGATTCTGTATTTGGACAAACTGAATACAGTTGTCCTTTATATGGTGGGCGACCTGCTAAAATGCCAGAAATGTTTGAAAAAGATATTGAATGGATTTATGATAAAGGTATTGGTCTTAAACTTACTTTACAAAATAAATTTATAACAGATGAGAAGTATAAAGAAAGTAAAAAGTTTTTAAAAGAATATCATAGAAAAGGAAATGCAGTTATTACAGCAACTGATAAGTTAGCTGAATATATTAGAAATGATTTTCCTGATTATAAAATAGAAGCAAGTTGCATACAAGATATTACAGATAATGAACACTATGAAAAAGTTGTTGCAAAGAATTTATATGATACAATTGTTTTACCTATTCATAGTAATGATGATTTAAAGTTTATAGAAAGTATTAAAAGAAAAGATTTATTAAGATTGTTTATGAATATAGAGTGTTCTTATAATTGTCCTAGTAAAGTTTGTTATGGTACAACTTCTAAAATAAATAGAGAAGAGAGAAAAGGAATGATTTGTAGTTTAATTCATTTAGGTATGGAACGTACTTTTTATAATGATGATATAACTTGGAGCCAATTTTATTTTGATTTACCTAAATATGAACAAATGGGTATATCTAAATTTAAATTAGTTGCACCTCACGAAGAACAACAACGAACAGCATTAATGTATAAAAGAAACCATCAAATGTTAGCAAAGTCAGCAAAATGAGATTAATACAACCAATATTCGCCAGTTATTCTACAAGAGATACTGGATTAGGTGAAGATAATAAAATCTATAATGCGTGGAAAGAAGTTAATGAACGTGTTAAGAAAGATATGGATTTAGGTGTAAAAGAATTTCTTTTATTCTATGTTCCTGAATTTAAATTAGGTGAAAAATCTGATACACATAGAGGTGATGAACATATTGATTCACATAAGTTTGACCAAGTATGTGTAACTGCCGCTAGTCTTTCAAGAGATATACAACCACAATGTAGATTAATTGTAGATGTATGTTTATGTTCATACACGCAAGACGGTCATTGTTGTATTATAGGCGACCAAGAAAAAACAGATAAATTATTATTAGACCAAGCAAAATCAATTTATACAGCGTCTGGCGCTACAATAGCACCAAGTGATTGTCAAGACAATACAGTTAAAAATATTAAAGAAGTAAAAGATGGTAATATAGATGTTATGAGTTATAGTACCAAATTTCGTTCAACATTTTATAGAAGTTGGCGAAATGCAATGAAAATATCAAAAGGTATTCATAGACCATATCAATTAGATGTACACGATAGAGAAGGTGCAATTAATCGTTCTATAAAATATTCAAATGATGGTGCAGATGAATTAATGTTAAAACCAGGTATTACTAGTTTAGATTTAATTAAACCTATTAAAGAAGCTACAAATAAACCTGTTGGTGTATATCAAACATCAGGAGAATGGTTAGGTATAGGTGCGCCTGGTAGTTTAGAAGAAACATATCATATATTCAAAAGAGCAGGTGCTGACTATATGATTACTTATGGAGCAAGACGTTTAGCAAGACATCATAGACAGTAATACTCATAAATAGTAGTATTATGAGTAAACATTGCCAAATAGTAGAAGACCTAGATATTAATTTAGAGGAGTTAATAGCGTGTTATGAAGAGTTTAGAGAATCAAAAGGTTTTTCAACAGATAATCCTGATAATATAGATTTCAATGCTATATGTATCAACCGTAAACCTGGAGACCCCAAATCAATCTCTGGTGGTAATATCCGTGGAATCTATTGGACCTATCCTGACAATACAGGTAAAGAAGAACAAAGACTTGAAGAAGTTGAAGAAGAGAAATATACCCAAATTTGTCCAGAATTTAAAGGCACGTATATTGAGATTCTTTACGATTATTTAACATTAAGATTTAAGTTAGGTCGTGTTCGTTTTCTAATGAAACCACCTAGAAGTTGTTTAAGTTGGCACCGTGATCCAGAAAAGAGATTACATATCCCAATGATAACAAATGGTGGTAGTAGAATGGTTATTGAAGATGAGAGTTTTCATATGCCAGCTAATGGAAATGCTTATATTACTGATAATACGAAATATCACAACTTTTTTAATGGTGGTGAAACGTCAAGAGTTCACCTAGTTGCGACTTTATTACCTCCTAAAGAGATAGACAATGGTGGATTGTTAAATCTTGATAATTAGTCTTGTTCAGAATACAATGTTTGCGAGTATAGAGCTAAAATAAACATAGCAATTCCTAACAATGACAAAGTACCACACAAAAACCAATTATCGTTCATAGGAATTCCTTTATAACCTCCGTCAATTGCGCCAACAGCACCAATTAACATCAAAGTACCTAATATTGAACAAATAATTGTTGTATATTCGTATAGTTTTTTCATAATGTTTCCTTTTTTCAACTTATACGTTAAATATATACTAAAAATTTAAGAAAGTCAAGGGAAAAATCAAAAAAATATGCAAAAAATCAAGATTTTATTACTATTTTGTTCTCTTTTTGTTCTAGTTTCTTGTGGAAACGTGCATAATTGCAGATTTTCTTACGATTTTGAAAAGTTTCCGAATCGGGAAGCGCTTTTCACTTGTAATTTCTAATATAAATATACGATTATGACTTATTGCAATAATTGTGGGAGAGAATCCCATTGCGGAAAGCCAAAATTTGAAATGATGGAAGCAAGAAAAATTGAAATTTGTAAATATTGCAGATGTGATGATAAAAAATGTAAAAGAAAGTTGAGAAAACAGAATGTCAAAAGAAAGAAAATTTAAGTTTACTGATAATAAAGATATTAATGAAGAAATAACGTCTATGAGTTGGAAAAAGGCAGTTAAATCTTTTCAAAATAAAGTAAAAACACCTTTAATCTTTATTGAGTGGATAAGTAAGAAAGGTGTTGAAATGACAAAATGGCAAAAACTACCCATTGGTAGAAAAGATAAGTTAGGAAAATAGAATATGTCAAATATTGATACGTTAGTAGAACAATTAGGTAAATTAACAGTAGTTGAAGCAGGCGAATTAGCAAAAAAATTAGAGAAAACTTGGGGTATAGATTTAGCGGCTATACAAGGAGGCGCACCTGCACCTGTACAAGAAAAAACAGAAGAGTCTTTATTCAAAGTTACGTTAACAGGTTTTGAAGATAGTAAAAAAATTAGTGTAATTAAGGCAGTTAGAGCATTTAAAGATATGGGATTACTTGAAGCAAAGAATTTTGTTGAAGGTGTTCCTTCTGTAATTGCAGAAGACCAACAAAAAGAAGAAGCAGATAAGATTAAAAAAGATATAGAAACAGCTGGAGGTAAAATAGAAATAAAATGATAGAACCAATAGACACAAAAAAAGTAAAAGAATGGTTTACTAAAAGTTCAGTACCAAATTGGGTTTTAGTAGTTATCGTAATTCTTTGGATACTTGCGTAATGCCAAAGCTATGTAGGGATTTAGATTTAGGTACAACAGGTCACGGTTGTGATGTTGTAATAGGTGTTGAAGCAACACAATTTACAGTTAGAGCAAATAATAAACCAGTTGCTAGACTTAATGATCCTACATTACCACATACTAGACCAGCACCCCCTCCGCCACCGTGTATTCCACATATGGCTAAAGTTAACGTAGGTTCTTCTACAGTAAGAGCTCAAAATATACCTGTTGCAAGAGTTGGAGATTCTTATGATGGTGGAGAAATGATTCAAGGTTCTGATACAGTAAGAGCGGGATAACTGTTATAAATATTACAGTTATGGCACAAGACAACCAAGCATTTTTAGGCGATTATACACCAAACGTTAAAAGTTCTAGTAAAAGGCAATCTAGGAAGTTTAGAGATATAGATTTAGACTTTGGAAGACATCCAGTTACTAATGACGTTAATATGGTTGAAGACGCTATAGCTATAAAAAGGTCAGTAAAAAATTTAATACAAACAAATTTCTATGAAAGACCTATGCATCCAGAATTAGGATGTGGTATAAGAGAATTGCTGTTTGAAAATTATACACCAGTAATGTCAGTATATCTAAAAAGAAAAATAGAAGAAGTTTTAATTAATCACGAACCTAGAATTGTATTAACTGGTATTACAATAAATGGAGATGATTTTGACCAAGGAGAACAACATCAACAATTGGATGCTAATAGATTAGCTTCTAATGATATAGATGGTAATAGATTACGTATAGATATTTATTTTGATATCATAGGTGTACCACACCCACAAACAGTTTCAATGACTTTACAAAGGTTAAGATAAAATGGCACAACATAAATTAGAAGTATCAGAATTAGATTTTGATAAAATAAAAGCAAATTTAAAAGTTTTTTTACAAAGTCAAACACAATTTCAAGACTATGATTTTGATGGTGCAGGTTTAAATATTTTATTAGATGTTCTATCTTACAACACTCACTATTTGTCATACATTGCTAATATGTCAACTAATGAAATGTATTTGGATAGTGCAGACATAAGAAAAAATATTGTTTCATTAGCAAAGATGTTAGGATATACTCCTACATCTCCTAGAGCACCAAGAGCAGTTATTGATATTGTTGTTAATAACGCAACTGGTTCGTCTGTAACTATGCAGAAGGGAACAGTTTTCTCAACTACAGTTGATAAAACAGATTATCAATATGTAACTAATGCAGATATAACAATTTCACCAGAAAATGGAGTTTATAAATTTGAAGATGTAACTGTTTATGAAGGAACATTGGTTACATTTAAATATACTAATGATGTAAATGATAGTGACCAAAAATTTGTTATACCTAGTTCTTATGCAGATACTTCAACTTTAAAAGTTACCGTTCAAAATAGTGGAACAGATACAACACAATCAGTTTATTCTTTAGCAGGTGGTTATAATGATGTTGCAGGTGATTCAAAAGTTTATTTTATACAAGAAGGTACAGATAGTCAATACGAAATTTATTTTGGTGATGGTGTAACTGGTAAAAATTTAGAAGATGGTAATATTGTAATAATGGAATATATTGTAACTAATACAGTAAATTCAAATGGTGCTTCAAAATTTTCATTAGCAGGAAACATTGGTGGTTATACAAACGTAACTATAACTACTGATTCTAATTCTCAAGGTGGTGCAATTGGAGAATCAAGTTCTTCAATAAAATTTAACGCACCTTTACATTATGCTGCTCAAGATAGAGCAGTTACAGCAACTGATTATGAAACTTTAGTTAAATCAATTTATCCAAATGCAAAATCAGTAAGTGCGTGGGGTGGTGAAGATGATGAAACTCCACAATATGGTGTTGTAAATATTTCTATTAAAGCAAAATCAGGATCAGTATTATCAGATACATCAAAAGCTGATATTGTAACTCAATTAAAACCATATAACGTTGCTTCAGTAAGACCAGTTATAAAAGATCCAGAAACAACTTCTGTAATAATTACTTCAAATGTTAAGTATGACGCAAAGGCAACAGCAAAAACTGCTGATACTATAAAGGCAGATGTTATTGATAAGTTAATAACTTATAATGCTACTACTTTACAAAAGTTTGATTCAGTATTCAGATATTCAAAAGTTACAGGTTTGATTGATAGTACAGATGATAGTATTCTATCAAACATTACAACTGTTAAAATTAGAAAAGATTTCCAACCAATAATTAGTACATCTTCAAAATATAATATCTATTTTAGAAATGCATTATATAATCCACACTCGGGACATTTATCAAGTGAAGGTGGAATATTAAGTTCATCAGGATTTAAAATAGATGGTAATGCTAACGAATGCTTTTTTGATGATGATGGCGCAGGTAATGTAAGATTATATTATTTGTCAAGTGGAGTAAAATCTTATTTAAATTCAACACAAGGTACAATTGATTATTCAACAGGTGCAATAACACTTAATTCAATGAACGTTGTTAGTATATCAAATATAAGAGGTGCAACTTCAACTGTAATTGAATTAACAGTAACACCAAGTTCTAATGATGTTGTTCCAGTTAGAGACCAAATTGTTGAAATGGATATTGCAAATTCAAGAATAACAGTTACAGCTGATAGTTTTGTAGGAGGAAGTGCTGAGGCAGGTGTCGGATACACAACTACTTCCAGCTACTAATGACTAATGGCAAAATTTACTGATAAAATTTCATCAATAATTTCAGGACAATTACCTGAATTCATAGTTAGCGAACATCCAAAGTTTGCTGAGTTTCTTAAAGTCTATTATCAATTATTAGAGTCTGCTGAATTATCAGTAACTTCTATTAAATCAACAGAAGGTATCTTATTAGAAACAGAAACTAATCAAGCTAATAATTTAGTATTAGACGCAAGTGCTTTAGGTAGTGCAAGAACATCACTAGACGCAGGAGATAAAATTATTTTTGAAAAATATTCTGGTACTGAATATGGAAAATTTGAAAGAGGTGAAACAGTTACAGGACAAACTTCTGGTGCAACTGCTGTTTTATTAACAGAAGATTTAGATAATGGTCGTTTATTCATAACTGCTAACAGTAAATTTATAGATGGTGAAACAATTGTAGGTGGTAGTTCAAATGCTTATGCAGTAATAAGTAATTATAAACCCAATCCTGTAAATAATATTGCTGACCTAGTTAACTTTAGAGACCCAGACGGTGTTATAAGTTCTTTCTTATCAAATTTTAGAGATGAATTTCTTGCAACATTACCAGATAAATTAGCAAACAAAGTTGATAAAAGAAATCTTATAAAAAATGTTAAATCTCTTTATCGTTCTAAAGGTACGAATAGAGGACACGAAATATTTTTTAGAATATTATTTAATGAAGAATCACAAACATTTTATCCAAGAGAGAATTTATTAAGAGTATCAGATGGTAAATATGATACATTAAAAGTTATGAGAGCAATTGGTGATAGTGGTGATACAGCGCAATTAGTTGGAAGAACAATAACAGGTTCAACTAGTTCAGCATATGCAATTGTTGAAAATGTTAATAAGTATCAAATTGGTGCAGATACAGTTACAGAATTTATTTTAAATAATGATTCTATTCAAGGTATATTTCAAATTGGTGAACAAATAGTAGGTACTGCTTCAGATGAAGACGATTGGTATATTAAAGGAACTATAACTGGAATTCCAGGAACAAAAGTACTTACAAATGATGGTGCATTAAATGAAACTGCTGATACAGTTAAAGTTGTTGCAGGTGGTGTTGGTGCTATATTTACTATTGATGAAATTGGTTCAGGTGAATTAACAGATATTGTAATTACAAACAAAGGCGCAAACTATTCAGTTGGTGATGAATTAGTATTTGATAATAGTGGAACTAACGGAAGGGATGCTGCTGGATTTGTAAGAGTTGTTAATGGTGGTATTGCAAGTGAAACTTCTGGCCAAATAGTTTTAGAAGATGGTACTAATGCAGGTGACCAATATTTTGGTAATAGTATTATGCAAGAAAAAGATACAGGCAATGGAACAATTGAAAAAATATTTTTAACTTATAATGGTACAGGATATACTTCTTTACCTACTGTAACTATAAACTCATCAACAGGTTCAACTGGAACTGTAAATGCTTGGGGTAATGAGATTGGAAGAATTGTTAAATTAAAAACAGTTGAATTAGGAAAAAAATATCAAGACGCTCCTACTCCTCCAACATTATCATTTTATAATAGTGCTATATTATCAAATGCAACAGGAGCTTTTACAGTTGGACAATCTTGTACAACATCAAGTGGACAAGGAACAATTGTTTCATATAACTCTAATACAAATGTATTAAGAATAAAAGATATTACAGGCACATTTACAGAAGGTCAAGTATTATCAGCAGATTCAGGTGGTTCAGGAACTATTGCAAAAAATGATCCTGCCTCAGCAACAGTTAATGTAGTTTCAGTTGCAGATACAGATGGAATCTTTATTAATGAAGATGGTAAACTTTCTGAAAGTACAATGAAGATACAAGATAGTTTATACTATCAAGATTTTTCTTATGTATTGAAAGTTGCTAGTTCCATTGCAGTATGGCGGGATGCATTTAAAAAGACAATGCATACAGCAGGTTTTTATTTTACAGGTCAAGTAGATATAACAAATAGAATAGACGCAAGAGGATCGTTGCCTATGATTGGTGCTGTTTCTGGTAGACAAGAAGTTGAAATACCATTAATTGCAATTCTTAATACTTTATTCTCGGTTATATTTGGTAGAAGATTAGGAACAATAGATGATGGAACATCTTTAAGAGCAAATGCTCTTGAATCAGGAACAATTGACCAAGACCCACAAACACACGAACACTTTGCTAATAATCAAAGGGATGTAACTCTAACAAGAGCTGGAATAGATTATGATTATTTAACTAGAAAAAGGTCATCAATAGATAAGCAACTTGTTAAACAAGGTCACGCATATGCAGGACCACGTTGGGGAACTTTAGACAAATACGCAACTACTATATTTGCAAATGATATAGGATATACGTTTAAAACATTTAATGAATTAAAGGTATTTGGAACAAGGACTAGTTTAGATGGACGAAGTGGAATATTCTTAATGTCTTCTGACCCTAATGGTAAAAACGTTAAGATGATGACTGCTTTTCCTTCAGTAGTTACATATAACCAAAATGACTTTAGTAATACAGTTGTAAGGTGGGATGATGAAGGACCACTTTTTGATGATACAACACCGTAAAAGATTATAAATAGTAAAGTAATTTAAAGGAAGAAATGGCTAAACAATCAATATTTTTAGGAACAGTATCCAATGATGGAACAGGTACTAACCTGCGTGGTGGTGGTAGTATCATAAATCAAAATTTTGACGAAATCTATACAGCGATTGGTGATGGTACTAACTTAAAAGGTTATATTACTATTGAAGATACAAGTTCTACACAGGATACAGTAAATATTGGTGAAAAAATACAATTCATTGGAGCTAATGGTATTACAACAACTGTTGGTAATAATGAAGTTCAAATTGCTATAGACGGTACAGTTCTTACAGAAACATCAGCAGATACATTAACTAATAAATCAATTGCTTTAGGTGTTAATACAATTACAGGAACCGTAGCAGAATTTAATACTGCTTTGACAGATGGTGATTTTGCGACAATTGCTGGTACAGAAACCCTTACAAATAAAACTTTAACAAGTCCAGTTATCAACACACCAACAGGTGATGTTGCAACTAAAGACGGTACAGAAACCCTTACAAATAAAACTTTAACAAGTCCAGTTATCAACACACCAACAGGTGATGTTGCAACTTTAAGTGGAACTCAAATTCTTTCTAATAAAACAATAGATACTGGATCAAACTCAATTACAGGTACGTTATTTACTTTTGCTGATGATACATCATCAACTAATACTATAGTACAAGGTGATACTTTAAAATTTTCTGGTGGTAACGGTATACAAACAACTTTAAGTGGAGATTTAATTGAAATTAAAGCTTCAGGAATTACAAATACAGAAATAGACGCTAATGCTGGTATTTTAAATACACAATTAGCAAACAATTCAGTTACTATTGGTTATACAGCAGTTGAATTAGGAACAAGTGCAACTAATGTAAATGGATTATCAATAACTGGTTCTGCTTATATAACAATTAACGGACAAGGATCAGCAATAAGATTTAATCATCCTAACCTTGCTAGTTTCCCTACAGCGGCAACTTATTCAGGTTCGCCTGCTTTAGATGAAGCAACACTTAAACCTTATATGGCTTCAGCGTCAGGTTGGATAAACTTATTAACAGAAAATGATCCTGTTGAAAGACACTCAAATGTTAATGTAACAGGAATTGCAGATGGACAAGGACTTGTTTGGAATGCTTCAACAACAAGATTTGAAGCAGGTTCACTTGGTGGAACAATTGGTAGATACGAAGACGCTTCAGCAAGATTTGCAGTAACTTATAATAGTTCAACTTCATATAGATTTACTTCACACTATGGAACTGTTGATAATCCAACAATTTATATAAAACAAGGTACAACTTTTGCTTTTGATTTATCTGCTTTAGCAGGATCACATCCTTTTGCTATACAAACTTCAAGTGGTGCTTTCAATTCATCAAATAGAATTGAAACAGGATTAACACACGTTGCTTCAGATGGAACAGTTACAACAGGATTAAATGCTCAAGAAAAAACAAGTGGTGTATTATACTTTGACGTACCATACGACCAAGCAGGACCTATATATTACGTATGTACTGCTCATCCAGCGATGAACGGTGAAATAAAAGTTAATTCAAAAGGAGAATCTACTGGTCTTAATAACTCACAAATTTGGTTATTAACAGCAGATACAGCTTTAACTGGAAATTCAAGTATGGCAGATATTACTGCTAATATAGCAGAAAGTGCTGTTACAGGATATGCAAGAATAGGTGATCCTATGTCAGTATCTTCTGGTGTATTTACTTTTCCATCTACTGGTATTTGGGAAGTAGAAGGAATATTTAATTTTTCAGGTTCAGAAGGTTATGCTCAAGGTAGTATATATGTTACAACAAATAATGCAACTTGGAGCCAAGTAGCATTAAGTTCCGAAGAATCAGATAACCAAGAATATGGTCAAGCTAATTTAAAAGCACAAATTGATGTAACAGATACAGCAAATGTAAAAGTCAAGTTCCAACAAGGTGGTACTATGAGTGGTAACGCTTTAAAAGGAAATTCGTCTTATATGAGAACAGGATTTTTATTTAGAAGATTGGGAGATACGTAAAATAATTAGTATAAATATATGAAAGAGGATAATTAATGCCAGCAATTATAACAAATAAATTTAGAATTCACAACTCGGAGCAATTCCAAGAAGCGTTTTCTGAAGCGTCAGGAAACACTTTCTATTTAGGTATAGGAAGACCGCAACCATTTACTACTTCTACAAGAGGAGATGGTAGAACAAATAACGAAGGTACAGATTTATTACCTGTAACTCCTCCTGACAATGAAAATACACAAAATTTTACATACGATAGTATGCTTGCTTGTAAAAAAGTTGCAAGTACAAATGCTGGATTTGTAGTTCCTAGAAGAAATTGGGTGACTGGTACAGTTTATGATTATTACAGACACGATTATGGTGGATATGTAACAGGTGGAACAACAGCACAAACTTCAACAAGTGGTGCTGCTACTTTATATGACGCAACTTTTTATGTTTTAACAACTCAAAGAAACGTATATAAATGTTTAGATAACAATAACGGTGCAACTTCAACTGTAGAACCTACAGGAACATCAACAACAATATTAACAACTGCTGACGGATATAAGTGGAAGTATATGTATACTTTAACTGCCGCTCAACAAGCAGATTTCTTATCTGTAGATTTTATGGCAGTTGGTACAAATGCAACAGTAAGTTCTGCCGCTGTAGATGGTGCAGTTAATATAATTAAAATTAAAACAGCAGGTTCAGCTGGTACAGACGGAACACACACAGGTGTTGCAATACGAGGAGATGGATCAGGTGGAGTTTGTTCAGTAACTATTGCTTCAGGTGCAGTTACAGATGTAACCGTAACTACTCCAGGAACAGGATATACTTTCGGGTATATTAAACTTGCAGATATAAATTCTGCTGGTGGTGGATCATTAATCAGTACAGAATTAGATGTAATAATTGAACCAAAAGGTGGACACGGATTTAATGCAGTACAAGAGTTAGGCGGTTTCTTTGTTATGTTAAATACAAGTTTAGAAGGAACTGAATCAGCTAATTCAGGTGACGTAACTGTTGCAAACGATTTTAGACAAGTAAGTTTGATAAGAGACCCTAAATCTGGAGGCGTTGCCGCTACTGCCAACACATTAAGAGCAACTTCAGCAGTTGTTGGATCAGGAAGTACAGGAACATTTTCAGTTGACGAAAAAATTTCACAAGCAAGTACAGGTGCAGTTGGAAAAGTTGTAGAATGGGATCCATCAAATAAAATATTATATTATATTCAAACAAGACACAATGATGAGGGAGTAGATAGCAACGGTAATCAAACAGCGTTTAGTGGCACGAATATTATTACAGGTGCAGATACATCAGCGACTTTAACACCTGCAACAACAACAGGTACAGTTAATAGCCAAACATTTTCAAGTGGATATTCTAGTTCAGAAATAGACCACGGTTCTGGTGAAGTAGTCTATGTAGAAAATAGAGCACCAATCACTAGAGCTGCTGACCAAACCGAGAATATCAAACTGATTATAGAATTTTAGGAGAGATAAATGCCAAGTCCAACAGATTTTAATTTATCGCCCTATTATGATGACTTTAACGAAAGTAAAAAGTTTCATAGAGTTCTTTTTAGACCAGCATTTGCTGTACAGGCGAGAGAATTAACACAAGCACAAACTCAATTACAAAATCAAGTAGAGAGGGTATCAGACCATCTATTTGAAAAAGGTGCTATGATTATACCTGGTGAAGTCGGGTATGATTTAAATTACACTTCAGTAAAACTTTCAGCAAAATCAAACTCAACATTAGCAGATTATAATGGATTAACTTTAACAGGTGCAACTTCAGGACTTGTTGCAAAAGTTATAGGTGTTGCAGTTGCAGATGGAACTGATCCAGATACATTATATGTAAAATATTCAACAAGCGGAACAAATAATACATCAACTGCTTTTACTGATTCAGAAACTTTAAATTGTACGATTAATAGTTTACCTGCTACAGCAACTGTTGCTTCAACACACATAGGATGTGCTGCTGAAGTTCAAAAAGGAGTTTATTATATTAATGGATATCACGTTGAAGTATTACAACAAACTATTGTTCTTGACAAATATACAAATACACCTTCTTATAGAATAGGTTTAGTAGTTGCAGAATCTTTTGTAACTCCAAATGAAGACGCAAGTTTAAATGATAATGCTCAAGGATCATCAAATCAAAATGCTCCAGGTGCTCATAGATTTAAAATTGATTTAACATTAACAAAATTATCTTTAGCTTCAACAGCAGATAAAAATTTTATAGAATTATTAAGATTAAAAAATGGTATTTTACAAAATAGAGTTAGAAATACAGAATACGGAGTATTAGAAGATACTTTTGCTCGTAGAACGTTTGACGAATCTGGTGATTATATTACTAAAGGGTTTGAGTTAGATGTTAGAGAACATTTACTATCAGGAGATAATAGAGGTATTTACTCTTCAGGTTCAGGTGGTGATTCATCTAAACTTGCAATAGGTTTAGCTCCTGGAAAAGCATATGTTAAAGGTTATGAAATAGAGAAATTAGGAACAACTTTTGTTGATGTAAATAAATCAAGAGATTTTGATACACAATCAAATTTAAAAACTAGATATGATATAGGAAATTATTTAAATGTAACTAACGTTTATGGTTCGCCAGATGTTGGTTTCGTTTCAGGTGATATAGAATCATATAAAGGTCTTGATTTATATAAATCAGCAACTGCTGTTAGAGGAACAGGTAATGCTGGAACTCTTTCAGGTATTAATACAATAGGAAGAGCTAAATCAAAAGGGTTTGAATATTCAACTGGTACTGCTACTAATAATATTTTTTCAAGTGCAGGTTTAACAAGTTCAGTTTTTAAACATTTTATATTTGATTTAGAATTATTTACTCACTTAAATATTTTAGAAGCAACATCATTTACAACTGGTGAAACTGTAACAGGAAGTACTTCAGGTGCTACTGGTGTAGTTCAATCAGTTTCTACAGCAGAAACAGTTACTATTAATAATATAACTCAATCAAATCCAGCAGAAGTTCAAATTGCAACTTCTCATCAATTACAAGATGGACAACAAATAACAATTGCAGGTGTTGGAAGTTCTTGGGCAATTGATTCAGTTGTAACTACTGGTGGAACATTTACAGTTAGAGATAGAGGTACTACAAATTGGTATCTGTATAAAGAAGATGGAATAACTCCTGTTAATTGTACAACTCCTGGTGTAGGTGGTACGGCAACTCACGGAGTTGTAGTTCTTTCAAATGTACAAGGTTCTTTTGCTCAAAATGAAACAATCACAGGTGGAACATCAAGTAATACAGGAACTATACAAACAAATACATTAGGAAGAAAAGGAGTAAGAACGTTTGGAACAGATGACATTAAACAAGTTTCAATGGCAGGTTCTCCAACGTATACTTCGGATGTAGTATCTGATACTAAAAATATGACAGGTACAATATCTGTAACAGGTGCAGGAAAAACAATTAATGGATTTGGTACAAGATTTACAGATGAATTAAGACCTGGAGATAGAATTACATATACAACTGATACTCCTCTTTCTGAAACAAATGAAGTTGCTTATGTTATTAATGATACAACTTTTGCAGTAACTACTGGTGCAGGTGCAAACGTAACTAAATCATCTTTTACTAGAGGACGTGGTGAAATTAAAGAAGCAAGTAAAAATATTTCTATCTTTAAAATGCCACACGAAACTATTAAGACATTAAAGACAACTGCTAATTCTGGTATAACAGATACAAATTTTGCAGTTAGAAGAAATTTTACAGCAACATTATCAGGTAATGGTGACGCTTCAATTACAGCAGGAACAAATGAAACTTTTGCTGGATTAACAGAAAAAGATTTTTCTGTATCTATTATGGCAACTGGTGGTGGTGGTTCTGGTGCCGTGGGAGATGTATTAAGTTTAGAAGGTACTAACCATTTAGCACAAACAATATTTTCATTAGGAGGTTCTCCAACTGGTAAAACTTTAACATTAAATTTTGGTACTAGTTATGCAGGACATAAAATAAAAATTTTAGCAACAGTTAATAGAAGTGTTGCAAATTCTAAATCTAAAACTTTAAATAGTTCGCAAACAGTACAAATTTCTACACAATCAATTATAGAAAGTGGAACAATTGGTTTAGGTAGAGCAGATGTTTATGCTGTAGCTAGTGTTCATATGGCAAGTGACTTTGCTACAAATGCAACAACTGCTGATACAAATATTACAGATAGATTTAATATAGATACAGGACAAAGAGATAACTTCTATGATATTGGAAGATTAAAATTAAAAACAGGTGCATTAACACCTACAGGAAGATTATTAGTTACATTTAGTTATTTCTCACACGGTTCAGGAGATTACTTTGATGTAGACTCTTATTCAGGTGTTGTAGATTATGAAGATATTCCATCATATGAATCAGCAACAACTGGTGAAAGATTTGAATTAAGAGATACTTTAGATTTTAGACCAAGAGTTAATGATTCTTCAACAATAGATTCAGGTAATCAAGACCGTACTTATGACGGTACAGGTTCATCAGCTTTTGATATAATAAAATTTGGTACAGATATTACTTCTGACTTTGAATATTATTTACAAAGAGTTGATAAAATATTTTTAGATTCAAATGGTAAATTTCAAGTATTAAGTGGTGCAAGTTCATCAACACCAGATATACCTGGTTCTTTAGATAATGCTATGCATATGTACACTTTGTTTTTACCTAGTTATGGATTAAACACAGCAGACGTTAGTATAGAAACAGTTGACAACAGAAGATATACAATGAGAGATATTGGACATTTAGAAAGAAGAATAGAAAATGTTGAATATTATACTCAATTATCTTTATTAGAAGTTGCTGCTCAAACATTACAAATACAAGACGCAGATGGTTTTGATAGATTTAAAAATGGATTTGTTGTAGATAATTTCACAGGACACTCAATAGGTGATCCAGGAAATGTTGATTATAAAGTTTCAATGGATATGGCAAAAGGTGAAATGAGACCAACGTTTAATGAGGATGCAGTTCAACTTATTGAACGTGATGAAGATGGTACTGCTATTACTGCCGCTGATAGAACAGCTGGACAATATCAAAAAACAGGAGATTTAATTACATTACCTTATACTGAAACAGCTTTAATAACTCAACCTTATGCAAGTAAATCAATTAATGTTAACCCATTTGGAATATTTACTTGGATTGGTTCAATTGCATTAACACCAGCAAATGATGAATGGAAAGAAACAGAAAGAGCACCAGAATTAACAATTACAAATGATGATGGTTCTTGGGATACTTTAGTTAAAGAATCTGGTAATCCAAATCTTCAATCTGTAGAATTAGGAACAGTTTGGAACGAATGGACAAATAATTGGACTGGACAACAAACAACTAATAGTACAGAAAGATTTGAACAAAGAGGTGGTCACGGTTGGAGAGTGATGGAGAGAGATATCCAAACAACTACATCAACTGGTACAAGAACAAGAACAGGAATTAGACAAGTATTAGTTCCAAAAACAGTTACAACAAATGTTGGTGATAGAATTATAAGTGTAGCGTTTGTTCCATTTATTAGAAGTAGAACAGTATCATTTACTGCTTCAAGAATGAGACCAAATACAAGAGTTTATGCTTTCTTTGATAGTGATGATGTATCTGCTTATATAACACCAAATGGAGGTTCTTTAGGTGGTAATCTTGTCACGGATGCTAACGGTTCTGTAACGGGAACTTTTGCAATACCTGATCCTAAAGTAGATTCAAATCCAAGATGGAGAACAGGTCAAAGAATTTTTAGATTAACAAGTTCATCTACAAATGTTTTAACACAAGCGCCAGATACGGCTGCTAATGCTGAATATATTGCCAGAGGTATTATAGAAACAGTACAAAATACAATTATCTCTACAAGAACAGCGGGAGTTGAATTTAGAGCAACTAACGAAACAGAAAATATTACAAGAACAGATGTCCAACGAGGTGCAAGTAGACAAGTTGGTTATCACGATCCACTAGCACAAACATTTATGATAGATGATGAAGGTGGTGTTTTCTTAACATCTATAGATTTATTTTTCAGTTCTAAAGACGCTAATATACCTTTAACTTTACAAATTAGAAATACAGTAAACGGTTATCCAGGACAAAATATATTACCATTTAGTGAATTGTCATTAAATCCAGCTGATGTTAATGTAAGTGCTGACGCAACAGTTAAAACTACATTTACGTTTCCAAGTCCTGTATATGTACAAGAAAATACAGAATATTCTTTTGTATTAATGGCTAACTCAACTGACTATAATTGTTATGTTGGAAGATTAGGAGAAACAGTAATAGGTTCAGATAGAACAATATCAGCACAACCATATGCTGGTGTAATGTTTAAATCACAAAACGGTGTAACTTGGACAACTGAACAAAACGAAGATATTAAATTTACATTGAAGAGAGCAGAATTTGAAAATGTAACTGGAGATGTTCACTTAACAAATGATACTTTACCAGCTAGAACACTTAAAAATAATCCAATTAGAACAACAAGTGGTTCTGATATTGTTAGAGTTTATCATCCAAATCACGGAATGCACGGCACATCAAACAATGTAACTATTTCAGGAGTGCCAGCAGGAACACATAATGGATTAGCACATAGTTCAATTAACGGAACATATACAAGTATATCAAACGTAACTTTAGATAGTTATGATATACAAATACCAGGTTCTACAAACGCAAATACTTCAGGAGATATTGGAAGTAATGCTGTAACAGCAACACAAAATAGAAAATATGATGTATTAAATTTATCAGGTGTACAAACAATGAAAGTACCTAATACAAGTATTGAATGGTATATTAGACCAACTACTGGACAATCAATGCACGGTTCAGAATCAGAATTTAGTTTAACTTCAGTTGCAAATAAAATTGCTGTTGTTAATTCTGAAAATATACATTTTAATAGTCCAAAAGCTATAATGAGTGAAATAAATGAACAAAATGAAATGTCAGGTCAAAAATCATTTTTCTTAAATTTAAAACTTTTAACTAGTAATACAAAAGTATCACCAGTTTTAGATACACAAAGAACGAGTGCTTTTGTAATTTCAAATAGATTAAATAATCCAACGTCTGGTAATACACCAGATTTTGTTAGTGATGTTTCTTCAACAGGTTCATCAACAGCTGCTGTTTATTTAACTAAACCTGTAGTGTTAGAAAATTCATCAACATCTTTAGATGTTAGATTGACTTCAAATATTAGGTCTAGTTCAACTGTACAAGTTTATCATAGAACAATAGGTGCTGAAGATGAAAGAAAAATTGATGATTTATCTTGGACACCATTTAATACAAATGGTGAAGAAGATTCAGCAATAGTTCCTGCCGAAAATGATACAACATTTAAAGAATACAAATATTCTGTAGCAGGGTTGAATCAATTTACATCTTTCCAAATTAAAATAGTAATGAAAGGGTCAATATCATCATATCCTCCAATAGTAAGAGATATGAGAACGATAGCATTGGCGATATAAGAAAATGGCAAATGGAGTTTTGAAAGTTGAAGGACACGCAGATTTAATTAGAGATGTTAAAACTAATGCAATAGTAAGAACAAGCAACGAATATGCTGTTTATATGAGAAGAGTAAAACAAAGAGAAGAGAACGCAGACAAATTAAGAGGTGTGTGTTCCGAGATAAATAATTTAAAGAAAGAATTAAGAGAAATAAAAGATTTAATTAAGAAGGTTGTAAAATAAAATGGCTGCTAGACAGATATTACCAAATCAAACGTTAGAAGATTTAAGAGTTCAGTTTAATCTCTTATCTGCTGATGACTTTGGCGACATAGGAACGTTAGATCCAGGTTTGTCAGCAACAAGTGTTATAGGTGCTGTAAATGAATTGTCTGCTCAAGTATTTGCTGCTGAAGGTTGGAAGATGGAAGATTCAACTTCAACACAACAGGTGGTTGGTGCAGGTCAAGTTGCTAGATTTCTTGGATCATCAGGAATAACTGCTGTTGTATCTTCTCCAGATACATTAACAATATCATTAACAGACGCTGTATCTGTTGCAACTTCTGTAACAGCTCCAACACTTTATGCAGGTAATTTAACTTTATCAAGTGGTTATATTACAGACTCAAGTGGTATTATAAATTTTGATAATGAAAATATAACAACAACTAATGAAGTATCTGGTGGTACTGGTACTTTTGGAACAGTTGTAGGTACAGGTGGAACTCATACATTAGGAACAGTTCAAATTTCTGGTAATCAAATTTCATCTACAGATTCTACAGAATTAGTTGTTAATGATAACTTACAAATTTTAGGAGATGTAAAAGCAAATAATTTTACTCCTTTATCAGGAGACCAAGTTACTGTAAATTCTAATTTAGAAATAGGTCAAAATAAAGGTATCTTCTTTGAAGGTGCAACAAGTGATAGTTTTGAAACTCAATTAACTGTAGTTGATCCAACAAGTGACCAAATAATAACATTTCCTGACGCAACAGGAACAGTTGCTTTAACAAACACAACAGGTTATGCGACAGGTAGTATTTTTACTGCTTCAGTATCTTTAGTAATATACAATTCAGCAGGGGTAGCGCAAAAGACGATTGTTGGTAGTGCTACATAGGAGATTAAATTATGGCTATACGAGCTCCTCTATATTATAGCGCAGGCAATTTGAAAGAAATGACTTCTGCCGAAGTCAATGAAATTGTTTCACAAATAATATATCAATATTCATTAGCACCTTCTGTTGCATTATCAGTAGTTGGTTCTGGTGGTAATGTAGGATCAATAACAGATACAAGACAACAAGCAGGTGAAATGCATACTCATAATTCATCTTTTCCAGCTGAATCAACAACAAATGAACCTACAACGGTAACTGTTACCTACGATAAAATTACAAAGACAACAAACTCTGGTTCAGCTCCAACTGATTCAGGAAAAACTTGGCCTGTCTATAGAACAGCGACTAATAATATTCAAGCAATGTCATTGCAAGATATTAAAGATACTTTTCTTCATCCTGCAATAGATTTATTAGTAAGTGCAAGTTTAGGAACTGACCAAGGTGGTACGTATCATATTAACACTTCAAATAATGTTGCAGGTTCTACTTTAGTTAATGGAACACCAATTTTTGTAAATACTCAAGCAGATACAACTGCTTATTCACCAGGAACAATTGGAGACCACGCATTGGATAATCCTACAACAATTCAAAATTATTATTTACATAGAATAGATGGTGCCAATAACACTCCAAAAACACCACTTTATGTTACCGCTGGAAATGATTTAAGAGAATATGTAACAGCAGATTTTAATACTTTAATAGGTAATGCTCTTAAATATACTGCTGGTTCTTCAGCAGATGGCTATAAAATAACTTATAGTTATTCATCAGGAACAAATAGAGGTTCTGGTATGGCAGATACAATATTATCTGGTACAGGTGATTATCAAACAAGATATGTAAATACAGATGATTATAGAGCGCAAGAGTTTCCAACTGGTACACCTACAACATCAAATACTTGGTATTTGAAAATAAGTAAAGCTTAAATTATAGGAGTAGATTATGATTAATGAAGAAAATTTTATAACAGCACATTTTATAGATAATGAAAGAAAAAATATTGAAATATTATTAAAAAGTGATGACGGAACAGCAGTCAATCCACATATACTTGAATATGATGTTGACAATCCAAATTGTCAAGAATTATTAAAGTTTTGTTCTTTAGACCAACTTCACGAAAATACTTATACTAAAAAACAAGAAGAACGAAAAGCTTTTGTTAATCAAATTAAACGAATAGCACAAAAAGAAGGTCTTATTAAAGATATAATAGAAGAGGTTAATCCTAAATTTATTGAATTGATGATGGACTTTCTTTTAAGTAATAAGAAAGAACATATAGACCGTTTATTTAATTTTAAAATATATTTGTTTGAACAAGATATAGTAAAGAATTGTAAAGACCAAAGTTTAAAATCTACTATTAGAAAATCAAAAACTCCTTTAGAAGCACTTAAAATTTATATTAAACTTTGGGAAGATACCAATAAGATTTAATCCATTCTTCTTTACAAGAGTGTATATCAGTTTCAGGACCAGCAAAGTGTACTATTTTTATATTAGGATGTGGTTTATCTAATATCATATAATCCTCTTTAAATCTTTTACAATACTCTACATTATTTTCTAAATTTTGTTCTTTATCTAAAGTATATTTACCAATCCATTTACCTTTAATTAAAGATATCGGTATATTATTTTTAGTTGCTATATCTTCAACAAAGTTTTGTTCACCAAAATATTTGTAATGTACTTGTCCTGTATTATAATAATGTAATTGCCATTTTTCTGGATCTTTTATAAAAGTATCCCATATAACTTTACATTGTCCAGATTTAAATTTAAAGAATCCTCCTTGAAGTTTTGGTTTTGGTAATCCCCACCATTTATCATAAGATACTAATTCATTATCTACTACAGGCCAACCTATTAAATCATCCATATTATTTACAATAATTTGGTCAATATCCATAATAATAATTTCATCTGTAGGTTTTTGTTCCATAAATTCTGGATTAAAGAAAGATAATTTATGCCAATGGCGTTTTATTTTACTATCTTTTGGTAAAGGAATAACTTTATCTGCTTTAACATTTGGATTATCACTATAACAAATAAATTCAAATGGAAATGTACAGTATGTTTTTAATCCATTATAAAGTTTTGCAACATAATCAGGTGAATATTTTCCTTCAAAATAAACACAACATATTTTAATATTAGTTTTTCTAGCTTCTGTAAGCTTGAAAAAACCCCCTCCACTTTCTTTTCCTCTTGCTTTATTAAGAGATTGATATAAAGGAATACCACAAAATTTTTGACAAAGTATAGCTGGATCAGTTTTTAATTCTTCAAAAAAGTTTTGCCATTCTTTACTATTAATAATATCTTCTATCTTTTCGTTATTTGAAACTTTTAAATGTTTTTGTGTTATTCTTTCTATTTGAGGTTCTATTAAAGCTACAGGAGTATCTACCCAACAACACGGCAGTATATAACCTGTTGCTGAATAAGAAAGTTCTTTAAACGATAAGCATTTTGGATTAATTTTTTTCATTTATTTTTCTAATTTATCTAATGCTACTTTCCAATCTTTATAACCTTCATTTTTTATATTTTTAAACATTCGTAAATCATTATTATAACGGTTAACATAGTAATTTGGATTTCTAGGTTTATATTTGTCACCACCCAAACCCCAACGACCTGAAAAAACTAAATCAAATTCAATATTGTTTGCCTTTGCCATACCTCTTGCTTCTTCTATGTCATTTTCATTATATCTGAAAACAATATATTGCCAAACAGAAGTTTTACATTTTTTAGCACATAACTTTGCCATTTCAAATAATTTTTCACCATCTTGATGAATTCTATATTTGTGACTATCTTTAGGTAGACCATCAATACCAAACATCCAAACTGCTTTAGGATTTACATCAAATGCTTCTTCATACCATTTTACAGGTTTGTGTGTGGATGCTGTATTAATCGTTACTGGAATATTTTTTTTGTAACAATATTTTAACATTTTAATTAATAAAGGATTAGCAGTAGGGTCTGATATTTGACCACAAAAAAGTAATCCTTTTTCAAAGTAATTAGCAATTTTTATAAAATCACCCCACGGCATATCTTTACCAGGTACTTTATGTCCAACTTTTCTTATTGCTTGTCTTTGACATTTAGGACACTCTAAAGGACACTTATGACTAGAGTCTATATTAATTTTTCTATTTGAAAAATCGTATATCATTTACACTTTCCACAATGTCTTTGACATTGCCATATAGCATTAACATCATTCCAACTATTAGGTAATGTTTCTGTATACCATTTATGATTTATTATATCTAGTAAACTAGAAGTAAAAATATTAAGTTCTTTTTTATATTTTTCATATTCTTTCATAACTGGATGTTTCATAAAATCAGTTTGTTCAGAA